TCAGATTTTTGATTGGGCAAAAGTGATTGAGAATGCTTCAGAAATACATTGTATAGACTCAAGCTTAGTTAACTTTGTTGATAGCTTCAAGGATTTGAAAGCTGAACTTTATTATTACATAACTGATAAAGTACCAATGAGGGCAGACCGGACAATACTCACTAAAAAATGGCATTCTTATGATTTGGTACGAGTTTAGCGTAACCGTTTATGACAAGCAACTTGAAGAGGTTGGGGTGACATCTTCAAAAAGTGTAAGGGCAATGGTAAACCTTGCAGAGGTATATTCTTTCAATCAAACCTACATCAATGAAACAGATACAGAATGCACCTTATTGAATTTTAACAATGGTGATACATTGGTTGTAAATGAAACATATGATGTTGTAAAAAAAATAATGAGATGCAAATAGCACAACAATTAATGCCCAATGGCATGAGTGCAAAGGGTGAATTTAAGTATGCAATAACTGAACTTATAAAAACATATCGGCTCAAAAGAATAATTGAAACCGGTTCTTATTTGGGTGAGGGTACAACACAAGCCATTGTTGATGCAATGGTTGGTGATGAGATAGTTTATAGCATTGAGGTAAACCCAAGATTTTATGAAATTGCAAGAAAGAAACACAAAAACACATCTATAAATTTTCTTTTGGGCTTATCCATTGAAAGACCATTATTACCAACAGATTTTACATTTGATGTTCCCGAAAACATTATAGTTGACCATCTTGACCACAATAGAGAATTATTGTATAAGCAAGAGGTAAGCTTTAAAGTACCGGACAATATGCTAAAGTATGCATTGGAAAAAGTAGAGTATCAACCCGATTTGATTATACTTGATAGTGCCGGACATATTGGTTGCATAGAATTTAAAGAACTTATGAAAACGGCAATTGCTCCTTTTTATTTGGCTTTGGATGATACCAACCATGTAAAGCATTACCATTCTTGCCAGTTATTGGATGAGAGAGGATTTACAAAGATTTGGGAAACATCAGAGGGCTTTGGCTCTGCAATTTATTATATAGAATGAGGTATGCCTTTACAATAATCTACAATGGGTTGCATCATCTTACCAATGGTAATTTTGTTGATGTGATGGTTAACTCATTTGACAAGTGGGTAATTGTTGAAGGGTTTAGTGGAAATAAAGGTTCAACTGCTTGGTGCAATAATCTCAATATTCCAAAAAATTCAACTGATGGAACAATTGAACACATTGCTCAATTGATGGAGAAATACCCTAATATTTTATTCCATTCCAAAAAAGGTGGTTGGTTAAGCAAGGATGAGCAAGTGAACAAGGCAATAAGTTTGCTTAAATCAGAGTCCAATGGTTGGCTTTGGCAAATTGATGTTGATGAGCAATGGAAAGAAACAGATTTTGAAGAGGCTGAAAGTATGATGACCAAAGATGTTTCTGTTGCCGGTGCTTTCCATTTCAATCATTTGCTTTGTAAAGACATGGATGGTAAACAATTGGTTGGAAAAGGTGATTGGGGTGACAACCTACATACAAGGCTATGGTGGTGGACTGGTCAAACTTTCATAAGCCATGAGCCACCAATTATGCAATATCAAAAATCAATAAAGGCTTTACCTCAAGTGTATGAGCATTATTCGTATTATTTTGAGTCTGATGTGGTTTTTAAGTCCAAATATTACAAAGGTTATGCATCTTTGTATAGGAATTGGAAAAGATTACAAAGTAAAAAATTCAAATACCCAATAAGTACAAAGGAATTGTTTGGAAATTCAACACGAATAAATCATTCTAAGTCTTACATAATACCTCAAAACAATGGCTTGTAAACCTTGCTCATCCGGAAGACCTAAACCACTCCCAAGACCTAAACCAAGATAAAAAAATGATTTCACCCGAATTTATATTTGAACTTGTCCAAAGTCTTGTGGACAAAAAGAAAACATCTGCCAAGTCAAAACCAAAACTTGGGTCACAATATGTTGGTCATTCTGAAGATTACCACAATGCAGAGTTTTATAATGGTTATGGGTTATCAGTAAAATGGCTCAATCAGATTAGGGTTCATGCTCAAAAAGGTGTTTACCCTTATGAGTTGTTTATGAAACAAGCCCCCAACCAAACCCCGGCAGAGGCAGATTATGTTAGGGCAAACTACAAGCAAACAACCATACAAGTTTTTAAGGATATGGTTGATACATATGGAAGGGCATACCATGAAAACAACTGGTCAATCCAATATGTGACCGATGCAGACCAATATATAAATACAAATACAACGCTTCAGCAGTATTTGGATTCTGAATTTCCCGAATATGGAAGCTTGGACAATTTTGTTTTTACATTCTTGCCACCTCTTAAAATGATGGATGCAATGGGTGTGGTTGCAGTATTGCCCTATGATATTCCAGTAATTGAAAAGGATGGTGAACAAATCATTGACCCCGAACAACTGATTAAGCCTTATACAAAGTTTTATCATACAACAAGGGTTTTGGCTTATGATATTAATTATGCAGTAATAGAAAGTGAAGAGCTAAGTTCAGTTGAATACAATGGTAAAGAGGTTTATGATGGGTTGGTATTTTACATTTTTGATGATGAGTGGATTTATAAAGCCATTCAAGTTGGCAAAAAAATAGATTATCAATTTGAGGTTGTTGAGTGGTTCAATCATGCTACTGGAATAGTGCCAGTAAAAAGGGTTGATGGCATTTCAATTCAGATTGATGAAACCATGATGCAACAAAGCCCCTTTCTTTATGCGACAGACATATTGGATGAGGTTCTTTTGGATAGTGCTTTATTGAGAGGCATAAAACCAACTTGCACCTACCCATTCAGAGTAATGGTTGGTGAGTATTGTGAGTTTAGCATTAGGGATAATGGTGAGCAATTGGTTTGTGATAATGGATATCATTACCGAGCAGATGGAACAAAAAGCATTTGCCCCGAATGTAATGGAACCGGAGCAAAAGACAGAGTTAGTCCTTATGGCACTTTGTTGATTAAGCCACAAAAAGGAACAAGTCAAGGTGATACGGTTACACCCGATAGGGCTATGTATTATGCTTCGCCATCAACTGAAACACCGGTATTTCTACGCAATGAGATTGCACAAGGAATGGCTATGGCTTATGATATTTTGCATCTTAAGAAAACAGACAACAAGGTACAAGGTAGTGCCGGGTTGACTGCAACAGAGGTAGCAAGTGACCAAAAGAGTTTGATTGCCGGTATTAAGCAAAACTCTGTTCAATTGTTTGACCTTTATGAGTGGTGCATTGATGTGATTGGTCTTATGAGGTATGGTGAGAATTATAGAAAGCCTACAATAAAAAGACCAGTAAATTATGACTTTTACCTTGAGTCTGATTATATGGCTCAAATCAATGAGGCTATTGCATCAAAGCAACCACCTTTTGTAATCCAGTCCATCATTTATAAGTATTTGCAAACCTTGTATTACCCCGATGTCAAAGGTCAAAAGGTCTTTAATCTCATTAGTCAAACTGATAGGTTGATGACCATGACATTGGATGAGATTAATATGAAACTTGCAAAAGGCTTGGTTGACAAATGGGAGGTAGTTCTGCATGATTCAGCAATTAATTTTGTGAATGGCTTGATGATGGAAAACCAAGAATTTTTGGAGCAAGATTTTGACATACAAATGCAATTGTTGATTGCCAAAGCCAAAGAGGTTGCAGATAGTATTACCATTCAAAGCCCAAGCCAATTCAATTCAAGGTCTGTAATAAATGACATTGTGAACAATAATGAAATTTAATGCCAACACTTGATGAGTTAATTAAGGAGAAAACTTTTAGGCTTACAAGGGTTCCGGATGAGTTTTTAACTGCCGTTGAAAAAGCCACAAAAGAATTATATCCCGATGTAATTGATTTGTTGAATCAACTTGAGGTTGATGCTCAAGGCAACATAATTTTTAACAATACCAATTTGCAATTGACTGCTGAATTAAAAGAGCAGTTGAAAGATATATTGTTACAATCTGATTATGTGAGTGCCGTTAAAGAGTTTGCTAAACAATTTGACCAACAAGCAAAGATTACAAACCAATTATTAAGAAAAGGATTTGACAATGTAGAAACTGAGTTGGCAAATCAACTCAATAAGATTAGCAAAAAAAATACTGCCGACATTCTTATTAATTCAATAGGTGATGAGGCTTTTGCTGATGCAGTAAGTGAGCAAATAGAATTAGCAGTATCAAATAATGCCTCTTTTAAAGATACAATCAAAGCCGTTAGGGATGTTGTTACCGGCAATGATGAGATTGATGGAAAGCTTCAGCAATATGCCAAGCAAGTAGCACATGACCAATTTGCAATTGCTGATAGGTCATATACATCAGCTATGGCTGATGAGATTGGTGCTGAATGGTTCAAGTATAGTGGTGATACCATAGAAAGCACAAGGGAATTTTGTAGGGAAAGGCACAACAGATTCTTTTATTATAAGAATTGTAGGCATTCAATCATACCAGTATCAATTTTTGCAGTACCAAAGGATGACATTAGAAGGAATATAGATAATGGCAATTTTGAACCTTCTGAATCATTATTGAATCAATTGGATTTATAAAAAAAAGCCAAAGACCTTACGGGGTCAATTGGCTTTAAACCCAAAAATATAAAACTTTTAAACGGCTTCGGTAATTGCTTTAATATTGTGAAGACAAGCATTCTCAGACTTGAAACCCCAATTGTTGCAAATTATATAACCATTTTTGCTTACAAGCCTATTGCCAAAGGTTTTTACTCCTTTATTGATAGATACATAAATTTCCCAAGTGGCTTTAGTGCCTTTGATTTTTGTAATGGTTTTACCGGTCTTTTTTTGTTTTGGTCGCATTTGAGTCAATGATTAGAAGGATTAAACATATGATAAATAAAATGAAGCTTAATAGTAATTGCATATTAACCAAGTCCAAAATATAATGCAAGTACAAATCAGTACCACCCAAAACAGAGCAATCAAATTATCATCATTTTTATCCCTCATACTATTGGTACTAATCAGTACAAACATAAACACTAAAATGTAATTTCTTACATTATATTTGCAAATAAATCAGAGAGATATGGACAAAGACAAAACACTTCAGTTGAGGGAAGCCATTTCAATGGTAACCGGTAGAAGGGCAAAATTGCCACCAAGCATTTGGAAAAACCCAATAAGGATGCAAAGTGGTGGTTGGAAAATCATAGAGCAATTTGAAGAGAATACCACAACCATAGCACCAAAAGTTGATTTGCCACAAAACACAACTGCCCCAATAAGTGAACCGGTTACATTGGATGAGAAAACAAAAAGCCTCATGGAAATGTATTTGGGTTCAAGTGAAGAGCCAAAAGTTGAAACAAAAAAAAGAGGTAGAAAATCTAAATCCAATAACATATGATTGACATTAAAAGCCTAAATGAATTTGCCGGTACATCGGCTGAAACCTTTGACCAGTTCAAGGAGCAATTCCAAAGTAAGTTTGTGCTAAAAGACAATGCTCACAAAGACCCCGAAATTATAAACCAAATAAGTGGTAAGGTTTTGGGTTCTGAAATGACAAACCTTAAAAGGATGTTTAAGAGTGAGGGCATTGAATTTAATGAGGATGAGTTTAAGGAAATTAAAAAGAATGAGGAAATGGTAGCACTTGCTTTGAATAAGCTTAAAGGTGGGTACATGAATCAGATTGAAGAAACAAAAAAGATGAGTGGGGTTGGTATTGATGAGAAAGTAAAAGAATATACTGAAAGGATTTCCAAGCTTGAAAAGGAAAGGCAAGAAATCAAGAATGCTTGGAAAGATACTGCTGACCAATTTGAGAAATACAAGGTTGATGTTGCTTCTAATATGAAGCATAAAGAGATAAGCTTTAAGGTTAGTAAGGCAAAAGAAACATTAAAGTTTAGACCAAAGCTTAACGAAGCTGAAAGGCATGGATTTGAAGCAATATTAAACACAAGGCTAAAGTTTGACCTTGATGAGTCAACCGGTCAATTAATTACCATGAATGCCAATGGTGAAAGAATCAAATCTAAGATTAAAGCCGGTGACTTTATGCCACCCGAAGAGGCAATGCAAGACATCATTAATGAACTTGGACTTGGTGAAACAAATCCACATGGTGGCAAATCAGCACCAATGGTTCAACCAAATGTTCCCTCAATGTTTGGTATGAGGTCACAACAACCAGTAGTACCACAAGAGGGTAAAAAAGTGCTTGTACATCCAAAAGCTTTAAAGTAAATTTGCATTGTTTGGATTATCTTCATTTTGGTTAAATTGTTTAGTTGAAACCCTCAAAGTAATTTGGGGGTTTTTTTATTTATATTTGCAAAATAAAGGTGCGACTGCTCTGCATAGTGAGGGATTTTCAAATTGGTTGCTTTCCGTAGCAAAAGAATAACGGCACAATTAATTAAATCTTAATTTAAACTATTTAGAAAAATGTCAACCGTATCATCAACTTTATTGGCTTGTCCCGATGTACAAGCTGAATTAACTGCATATTTCCAATCATGTGGTCATGCATCTTTTGTGCGTGAGTCCCCATTTTTGCAAATGATTACCTCTGCTGAAAACACAAGTGGTATTAATCAAATTGTAAACCCCGGTGGTGCTAAAACTCGAACCGTTGTTTTGCGTTATGACCAAAAGATTCCAGTATCAGCAGTTGAAGAGGTTACCTCTTGTGAACTTGATTGTACTGCTACCACCAAAAGAGGTGATGCATCTGCTGAATATTCAATGGATGTTTGCAACAAAATCAAAGTAGAAGAGGGTTGGAATGTTTATGACCTTACTTCTATTTGCCGTACCAATGAGCAATTTTTGACTTCACGAATCAATGCAATGGCTTCAGCTATTGAAGAGAAACTTGCTCAAAAAACTGCTGAAGAGTCTGTTGCTCTTGTTGGCAATTGGGCTTCTGATGTTGCTGATGTTACCGGTGATGTTTTGCAAGTTGCGACAAAGCAAAGTGGTGGTGTAAATGTTAACCCATATTTCTTGCCTAAAATTACTCTTGCATCAAAGCAAACTGGTTATTGTGCTCCCATCGGAATATTCGGTGGTTCTGAACTTTATCTTTCAACTGATATGTTGAATGTTGGATGTTGTGTTGATGCCGGTTATGATTTGATGGGTGTTATGCAACGCTATGGAAAATCAGTAGCATGGGATCCGTATATAGTAAGTGCTTTTGGTTCTGATAACATTTCATTGATGACCCAATTGGGTGCATTGCAAATGTTGGTTTTCACTCTTGGAACTGAAGCCGGTTTTTCACCAATTGCAAGTGGTTCAGCATCCAATTTTGAAATACTTCCTTTGGTTACTCCTCGTTATGGTATTCCTTTTGATTTGGTTGTAAGCAACAATTGTGGAACTCTTTCCTTGATTGCTACCACTTCAACCAAGCTTGTTGGTATGCCTACCGATATGTTCCCAAGTGGTGACGCTTTGGATGGTGTTACTTTCGCCAACATCATTGAGGTAGTAAATCCTTAATTGTTTCTTTAGTATTAATCGGGAGAGGGTCAAAAGCCCTCTCCCATTATCATTAAATAAATGGAATGTTTCAACAATCTTATTGGTGTTAAAGCTTTATGCAACACACAAACCCCAAAAAGTTCCATTTATTTGGATGATGTGGGTTTGTCTTTGAATGACATTGAATCATTTATTACAAGTCAATACCCAACTGCAAAGGATTATTTTTCTGCAAAACAGACCCAAGCAGTTAGGGAAATGTCCCAACATATTTACAATCATTTTCAAGACAAGTACCTTGCTACATCTTTGATTGATTCACATAGGTTGGGGATTTACAATGGAACACAAACCTTGTATGCCGGTCAAAATTATAGGGGCATACAAATGAAATTTAACCAAGCAGATAGTTTTTATTCTGTATCAATTGGTGAAATAAGTTTGCTTGTTGATTATACTGGAACAATTGACATAGAGGTTTGGGATTTGAGGCAGAACAAACAACTTGACATGGTACAAGTTGATACAATTGCCGGAGAAATTGCCACCGTTTACCTTCATAAATCTTTCAAATCAGATAAGCAACCTTTAAATTTGTTTATAGGTTATGATGCTACTGGTATTGATGCTTATGTTACACCAATAAAAGCCGGTCTTTGTTGTGGCAAGGTAAGTTGTGCAAACTCTTATTTATCATCTCAAGGTGTTGAGGTCAATGGTACAAAATATGAAAGCAATATTGATTATTTAAATCATACTGCCGGTCTTTCAATTGTGTATGATGTAAAGTGCGACCATACCAGTTGGATTTGTAGCCATGCTGAAAGCCTTGCCTTGCCATTGGCTTACAAGACTGCTGAATTATTTGTTGCTGATGCTTTGTATAATACAAGTGGTGAAAGAGCAACAAACCACCACACCATCAACATTGAACAATTACAAG